AGGTACTAAAGTAGCTTCTGGTACTACAGCACAACGAGGGTCTACTACAGGTCAATGGCGTTTTAACACTACGACTGGATATTTTGAGGGTAGAAATAATGCAGGTGCTTTTTCAACTTTAGAACCAACACCAACAGTTACAGGTGTTGATGTTACAGAAGTAGATAGTCAAGCAGGTGGTAATCAAACTATTGTTGTAACTGGAACAAATTTTAGTTCTGGTGGAACAATATCTTTTGTCGGCTCGTCTGCTCAATTTAATGCTTCAACAACAACTTATAATAGTGCAACACAAGTTACAGCAGTTGCACCTAAAGCAAGTTTCTTAAATGCACAAGAACCTTATAAAGTTAAATTTACATCTTCTTCAGGAGTAGCAGGAAGTTCAGCAACAGGATTAATTAATGTAGACTCAGCACCTACTTTTAATGTGGCTAGTGGTACTTTAGGAACTTTACCTAATGCAAATAGAAGTGCATCTGGTTTAACAACAGTTACAGCAACAGACGCAGATGGAGATACTATTACTTTTGCCAAAACAGCAGGAACATTACCAACAGGAATAACTTTAAATTCTAATGGAACTTGGTCTGGAACAGCAAATTCTGAAAGTTCAAACACAACATACAATTTTACAATTACAGCAACAGCAAATTCTAAAACAACTTCAAGAGCATATTCAATAACAGTAAATGCTTTACAAGTTCAAACATTTAATTACACAGGTTCAGGTCAAACATTTACAGTACCATCTGGTGTTACTTCATTTACAGCTTATATGTGGGGTGCAGGTGGAGCAGGTGGTTCAAGTGAAAACTCTGGTTCAACAGGATATGGTGGAGCAGGTGGTGCAGGTGGTTATGTATCTGCAACTATATCTAACTTTTCAGCAGGTCAAGCATTTGGTATTCTTGTAGGACAATCAAATGTAAGTGATAACACTACAACTATTAGGTCTTTTGGTGGTGGTGGTAATGGTGGTGCAAAAATTACACAAAGAATAGGTGGTGCAGGTGGTGGTCGTTCAGAGATTAACATTGGTACTGTCGGAAACACACCTAATGGAACAAGAATTTTAGTTGCAGGTGGTGGAGGTGGAGGTAATGCTTTATACAACCCTCATCAAGAAAATCCACAATTAGGAGGTGTTGGTGGACACCCTAATGGTGCAAATGGAAATGGAAGTGGAACAGTACCTACTGGTGGAACACAATCAGCAGGAGGTTCAAGAGGTTCTGGATTAGAACACAGTTCAGCAGGTGGAGATTCAAGTACAGCAGGTGTAGCAGGTATAGGTGGTTATGCTACAGGTGGTTCACAAACAGTTGACACTAATTATGGTGCAGGTGGTGGTGGAGGAGGTGGCTACTACGGAGGTGGTGGTGGAGATGGAGGTCTTACTCCTGGAGGTTCTGGAAATTCAGCACACTCTGGAGCAGGTGGCTCATCTTATGCAAACACATCTTATTGTTCAAATGTAACTCATGGTACTGGAAGTGGTAAAACAGCACCACAAACAGGAAATACTTACTATGGTTCTAGTGCAGGAGTTGGTGGTTCTGGTAAAAATGGAATTGGTTCAAGTGGCACAGCAGGTGGACATGGTAGAGTAGTAATAGTTTATTAATTATGCCTAGAAAAAAGATAACACCAAAAGAGTATAGCGAAGTCGCTACTGGTGTTAGACTTTCTTCACATGAAAAAATTTGTGCTGAACGAATGAAACTTCTGCACGAAAGTATTACTGAATTAAAGAAGGAAGTTAAAAGTTTAAGAAATGACGTATCAACAGGTAAAGGTATGGTCAAAGTATTGGTATTTTTAGGTACAATTATTGCAACAATTATTGGTATATTCCAATTTAAGTAAAATGATTGATAGATTTCTTTATAGTTTTTTTGGCTTTCTTGATAAAATTATAGAAAATATTGAAAATTTAGTTATATCAAAAAAGAAAAAGAGGAAAAAGTAATGTTTAAAATAACAGCAATACTATGTGTATTAGCAGTGAATGGACAAAACTTATGTTTAGAAGGTGACTTACCTTTAACAAAACAATTAACAAGTGAAGAACAGTGTGTAAATACTGTGTCTTCTATTGGTATGTCAGTCCATGAAGAGTTTATGAAAAGACAAATAGTAATATCAATGAAATGTAAAAAAATAGGAGAATCAGTATGATGATATATGGAGAAACGCCTACACAATGGAAAAACCATGTTGTAACAAAAATTAAAGATAACAAAAAAGTATGTATAGCTTTTGCTATATGGTCAATAATATTGTGGTGGATATAAGATATGCCATTTGAAATGATAACAATGTTGGGCTCTACCGTTCTTGGTGGAGTTATGAGCATTTGGTCACAAAGTATTAAAGCAAAACAAGCAGAACAAAAAATGCTTATACAAAGAGCAGAAGTACAACAACAAGGTTTTAAAGAAGCTAGAGAATATGACAACAAAGGTTTTCAGTGGACTAGAAGAATTATAGCTTTAACTGCTGTCTTTGCTATTGTATTATTACCAAAATTAATGCCTGTATTCTCACCAGACACAAGTGTAATTGTAGGTTATTTAGAATTTAAACCATCATTTTTCTTTATACCTGAAAAAGAAATAATGAAATGGGTAACACTATCTTCCAATAGTTTAGTTATTACACCTTTAGATACTAACCTAGTATCAGCTATCATAGGTTTATACTTTGGTGGCTCATTAGTTAAGAAGTAATTAATATGAAAATCTCACAAGACACAGCAGTAAGTATGCCTATTAAAAATATGATAGGTATTATAGCAGGTGTTGTTATGGGAGTGTTTGCATATACAGAAGTTACTGCAAGATTAACAAGTTTAGAAACGTCAAGAGAGTTAATGAACTCTGATTTACTTAAAAAGAGTGAACAAACTACTACTGATTCTGAACAATTCATGCTTTTAGAAGAGCTATATAAAACTGTAGAAAAACTACAGAACACACAAGAACAAAATATGACTAATAAAGTTAATATTGAGTTTACACAAAAACAATTAGAAAAAGCTCTTGATGATATTGAAGAATTAAAGGATAAGGTAAGAGCAAATGGGAAGAGTTACTAAAAAAATTGTTCAATATATCAATGATATGCGTAAAAAAACAAAGCAAATGGGTTTTGTTAAAGACTTAAAAAAAGAAGTAGAGATAGGTGCTAACGGCACACAAAAATATATAATTAAAAAAGGTATTAACAAAGGTAAGATAATATGATTGAAACAGTTATTGCTTTACTTATGATTGTTAATGGTGAAATTTTAGAACACAGAATACAAGATAGTATGTCAAAATGTTTAAAAGGTAAAAGAATTGCTATGCGTTCAAATACTGGTAACAATGTAGAATATCAATGTATTAAATCTAAAGCAGAAACAGAAATATACATGGGTCAAAAAAGTATTAAAACATTAATATTAAAATAACTTAGGAGCTCTATGGATAAAAGTCTTACAGACTTAATACAACCAAGCAAAGACGACATTATAGAAAACCAAAAAAAAGAAATAAACGAATTAAAAAAAGACAAAGAAAAACTACAACGAGAAGTTCAAAATGAACAACAATCTCGTCTAATGGAATATCACACACCTTAATTATGGCTAGAATAAATTTTAATCTTGTAGAATTACGAGAGAAACCTAAGAAGAGAAAAGGAAGACATGCAAAAAGACCAAACAAAAGAAGCACCTTCAAAAAATACAACGGACAAGGTCGTTAGTATAGATGATATTGTCAAAGAATTACCAGAGTTATTAGTTAAACACGCATATACAAAATTAAAATCAGGAGAAGAGCTAACCGCTTCAGAAATGAAGGTATGTTTAGAAGTCTGTAAAACTTATAGTACAGATAATCTTAATAAAAAAACTGACAACATTTTAGATGACGTACCGTTTGATACAAATGGATAAACGAATTAAGAACTTTAAAAATTTTTTGTATTTATGTTGGAAACACTTAAATCTACCAGAACCAACACCTATACAATACGATATAGCAGACTATCTTCAGTCATCTGACAAGAGATTAGTTATAGAAGCCTTTAGAGGTGTAGGCAAATCATGGATTACTTCAGCATTTGTCTGTCATCAATTACTTCTAAACCCACAACGTAACATATTAGTTGTATCTGCTTCTAAAAGTAGAGCTGATGATTTCAGTACATTTACACAAAGGTTAATAGGTGAGATGCCTTTATTGTCTCATTTAATACCTAGAGATAACCAAAGACATTCAAAAATTAGTTTTGATGTAGCACCTGCGTTAGCATCACATGCACCAAGTGTTAAGTCTATGGGTATCACAGGACAACTTACAGGTTCACGTGCAGATTTAATTATTGCTGATGACGTAGAGTCTGCTAATAACTCACAAACGCAACTTATGCGTGATAGACTTGGTGAGACAGTAAAAGAATTTGATGCAATCATAAAACCAGAAGTAGGACGTATTATATTTCTAGGTACACCTCAAACAGAAATGTCATTATACAATGACCTAGAAGAAAGAGGTTTTAAAACTAGAATATGGACAGCACTATATCCTGATAAAAAACAAAGAATTGGTTATGGTCATAAACTGGCAGAAATGATTGTAGACACAAAAGAATTAGAAGGTAAACCTACAGACCCTAAAAGGTTTGACGAGGTAGACCTTATGGAAAGACTTTCAAGTTACGGTAAAAGTGGATTCAACTTACAGTTTATGTTAGACACTACTATGTCTGACGCTAACAGATACCCTCTTAAATTAAATGATTTAATTGTAGCATCTGGTTGTTCTACATGGAAGGAAGCTCCTGCTAAAATACAGTGGGCTAGTTCTCCTGAACAAATAAAAGCTATAGACCCTGAGTTACCTAATGTGGGACTCAAAGGTGACTATTACGTAGCACCTATGAATATGTCTAAAGAATTTACACCATTTGAGGGCACTATTATGTCTATTGACCCTAGTGGTCGTGGAGAAGACAAAACAGCGTATGCGGTGCTTAAAATGCTTCATGGAGTGCTATATTTGACCTCTGTAGGTGCATTAGATGGTGGCTATGATGAAGATACTCTGTATAGATTGTCTAATATAGCTAAGAAAAATGATGTAAACTATGTAGTTATTGAGAGTAACTTTGGTGACGGTATGGCAACACAGTTGTTAAAACCTATAATGGCTAAAGTACACCCATGCGAAGTAGAAGAAGTAAGACACAATATACAAAAAGAAAAGCGTATTATAGATACCTTAGAGCCAATTATGAATAGTCATAGGCTTGTGGTAGATGATTTACTTATTAAAGAAGACTTTAAATTAGAACCTAACCATCAGTTGTTTAGACAGATGACTAGGTTGACTAGAGACAAGGGAGCTTTGAGACATGATGACCAAATTGATGCTGTGGCTATTGCCGCTAATGCTTGGGTTGAGCGTATGGACAGAGACCAAGTCTTATCATACAACCAACATAAAGAAGAACTACTGGACAGAGACTTGGAGAAATTCATGGAAAACGCCATTGGAAGAGAACAACATAAGGATAGATTTATATAACATGAGTGAAAATAAAGATTTTAACATTGACTGGAATTGGATTTCAGAAAGAGAAGGAAATCAATGGACTAATGGTTATGTCCCTAGTGAAAACTCAGGTGTAACTATAGCTACTGGTTTTGACTTAAAAATGCAAAATAGAGAACAGTTAGAGCGAATGGGATTGCCAGAACCTTTAATTAACAAATTAATTATATTTACAGGAATTAAAGGGTCAGAAGCATCAGAAAAAGCTAAAGATTTACAAATAAGTTCTGAAGAAGCAAACCTTATAGATAGACAATCTAAGATATGGTACACAAATAAAATATCTGATAAATATTTTGAGGTATCTAATGGTAAAAATTTTAAAGATTTGTCTAAAGAACAGCAGACTGTTATAGCTTCTGTAGGTTTTAATCATGGAGTAAGTTTTACACGTAAAGATGGAAGTCAAATGGACTTTATAAAACAAGCCGCAGACAATGATTGGACAGCCATGATTGCTAATTTAAGAGACTTTGGTGACAATGAGATACTTAAACCTAGAAGATTACTAGAAGCAGATTATTTAGAAGACTCATTATCTGTAAAACCTAGTATAGATTCAGTTCCATAATATTTGTTACAAAAATTTGAATAGGTATACCGTAGTAGCGGCGGCGGTTTTTCCCCTTAGGGGTGCAAAATACACGCTCCAAGCGTTAAAAATCAAGTAAATCAAGGGCAAAAAAAGGACATTATATCCGTTACAGGTCACATATTGCGGCGGTTGTAGGTTTTTAATATTTTTGCTTGTCTTCGTGCTTGTCTGTTTTTTTGGTTTGGTGGTTTAGTTAGTAAAGTTCCCATATAAGATAGAGCAAGGGTTCAACAGGTATATATACAGGTAGCCTACTCACTACATACACCAACACACTAACAAGATAAGAAGATAAGACATGAACAAATTTAAGATGTTTACTATAGCCGCATTGGTTGGCTACTGGTTGACTCTAATAGGTTGCACTGCTGTTAAATATTTATAATTAAATTTATAATATTAAGTAAGTATAACAATTCTAATTAAGGCAATTCTGCCATAATCTCAATAACTCACAATCCACAATTTACACGCTATAAGCTATGCAATA